ATATACTGATGCAGCAGTTAAAACAAAATTAAATACTGAAGGTGTTATTAGTGGTTCATCACAGGTAACAATTACAGAATCACAAATTAGTGATTTACAATCATATTTAACAGCAGTGCCAGCCGGAACAATAAGTGGTTCAGCAGGAATCGTTGCTGGGTTGGTAGGGCAGAACTTAAACATTGGTGAATTAACAGCAACTAAGGTAGTTACAAATGTAGTATCACAATCTATATCATTTGCAACGGGCTCTACTATATTTGGTGATGAATTAACAGATGTTCATCAAATAACTGGTTCATTAAACTTAACGGGAAGCTTTTCTTTTAGTGAAATTGATGGTGGAAATTTCTAAAAATATAAAGGGTCTCATAGATGGCAAATAGAATAAGATTAAAACGTAGTGATTCTAATGGTAATGTGCCCGATGTGGGTAATTTATCATTAGGTGAACTTGCTGTCAATACCTATGATGGAAAGCTATTCTTTAAAAAAAATAATGGGTCTGATTCATTAGAATCTATAGTAACAACAAACGCACAAATAACAGGTTCCGTTGAATTAACTGGAGCAGTAACCTCATCATTAACTTTAATAAAAAACGAATCACCATCGGGTGATGTATTTCAAATTAATGTTGGTGGTACGGAAAAACTCAAAGTAAATTCAGATGGAACATTAATAATAACACCTGTTTCAACATTACCTATAGGTGAAGAAGGAGCACTTTCAGTTAGTGGAAGTAATTTTTTTGTATATTTATAAAGGTAATAATTTTTAAATCTATATTTATATAGGAAGGTTTTAACAAAGAACAAAGAAATAATAATAGGAAAATAAAATGGCAGAATGGAAAAAAGTAATTGTATCAGGCTCGGCAGCCGATGTAACTTCATTGAAGTTATCATCTGTTGTTAACGCAGGAGCAGATACAGATAAGTTTTTGGTACTAGATAGTAGTGGAAACGTAGATTTTAGAACAGGCGCAGAAGTTCTTTCAGATATTGGAGCTGGTGTAGGTGCTGGTGATATTGAAGGTGTAACCGCTGGAGATGGTTTAAGTGGGGGTGGAGTATCAGGTACTGTATCATTAGCAGTTAATGTAGATGATACTACTATAGAAACCAACTCTGACACAGTAAGAGCCAAAACAGCAGCAATCGTAGATGGTGGAACTGGGTTAGCAACAGCAGACCAAATTCACACATTCGTAACAGATTTCGGTTATACTACCAATGTAGGTGATATAACTGGAGTAACCGCTGGAGATGGTTTAACAGGTGGTGGAACATCAGGTACTGTATCATTAGCAGTAGGAGTGGATGATACAACTACTCAAATAGTATCAGACCAGGTGGTAGCAAAAACAGCAGCAATCGTAAATGGTGGAACTGGGTTAGCAACAGCAGACCAAATTCACACATTCGTAACAGATTTCGGTTATACTACCAATACAGGTGATATTGAAGGAGTAACTGCAGGAAATGGTTTAACAGGTGGTGGAACAACTGGTACTGTAACTGTAAATGTTGTTGGTGGTGATGGTATTACTGCTTCAGCTGATGAAATTGAAGTAACAGTTGATGGTACAACAATCGAACTTTCAGCCACAGATGGTACAGGCGAAGTTAGAGCCAAAACAGCAGCAATCGTAGATGGTGGAACTGGGTTAGCAACAGCAGACCAAATTCACACATTCGTAACAGATTTCGGTTATACTACCAATGTAGGTGATATAACTGGAGTAACCGCTGGAGATGGTTTAACAGGTACTACAACATCTGGAGAAGCAACATTAAATGTTGTTGGTGGTTCTGGTATTACTGCTAACGCTGATAGTATCGAATGTGATTCAACTGTTGTAAGAACTACTAATAACCAAACAATTGCGGGTACTAAAACATTTTCAGATAATGTTATTGTAACTGGTAATTTAACTATCAATGGAACTTCTACTACTGTTAATACAACTAACTTAAATGTAACAGACCAATTTATTAATTTAAATGATGGTGGAGCAGCAGCTGATGCTGGTATTGTTATTGAAGGACAAGGTACTGCCTTTGGTTGGGATGAATCAGAAAATCGTTGGGCATTCGATTTCGCAGGTGCAACTGAAGGACAAACATCAATTACTTCAGATGCATACGCAGTTGCAGTAGTTACTACGGATGATGCTAACTATAGAAAAAATGGTAACATTAGAATTGAATCCGGTGAAGCTTACATTTATGTAGAATAAAATGAATTTTATAAAAAAAGTTTTACGGAAAATTATGAGTGATATAAAAAGTTTACGAAAGAAAAATACAGCTAAAGATACAGCCCTATCTCCAAAGGAGTTGGAATTCCTCTTAGAATTGATAGCCAACTCTAACTTCAAAGGAAGGGATGTACAGTTAGTGTATGAAACGGCGGTTAAATTGCAAAAATTAATCATAGATGATAAGTAAAATTTAAAACCTTATAAACCCCTTACAGAAATGTAGGGGGTTTTTTGTTTAATAATAAATTATTCTATATTTATTGATACAATCATTTAATAGATAAGATATACAATATGGCAATATTTAGAGGACCAAATATAATAACAGATGGATTAGTATTGGCTTTAGATGCAGCCTCTCCTAGAAGTTACCCTGGAAGTGGGACTACTTGGTATGATTTAAGTGGTAATGGGTATAACGCAACGAAAAGTGGAAACCCATCTTATAATTCTAATGGATGGTGGGAATTTCGTAATGCAAATGGGGATAGTGATTATGAATACTTTAATGCATCTTTAGATGAGGGTATTTTAAAATCAACTAATACAACAGGTGCTTGGAGTTTAGAAACTTGGTGGAGAGATGCAGGTTCTGCATACGGAAATGAAAATATAATAGTAGGCCGAACAGGACAACATAGTGGAATCTTACAAACAACTAGCGGAACTAAGGTATATGGGCAGATTCGTACTAACTCAGGTGGTACAGGTCAAATCTCAACCGCAAATATTAATACTACAGATAATGTGTGGATGCATGTGGTATTTGCTTATAATAATCGTACTTCTAAATTATATATAAATGGTTCATTAGAAGAAACAGATACAATGTCAACTTCCTATACCATATATGGACACGATAATAATCTATTTATAGGTGGAATGTCCAACAACGCTTACAGAAGTTATGCAGATATTGCAGTTGTAAAAGCATATAATAGAGAATTGAATGCATCTGATGTATTACAAAATTATAACGCTCTAAAAAGTAGATTCTAATTATAAAAAGGAAACTATGTTTGAAAACAGAAGATGGTTGGTAATACCAACAAGCATAACAAGCTCAATAGATTTTAATCAAATACTTGAATCGAATACAGATTCATTACGTCTATCTATAGACGGTACACAAACCTTTGTAAAATATGAAGTAAACGAGGTAACTGCATCGTATGAAGAATATTATCCGGATGCAGAAAATCCGGATACATGGTTTACCTCTTCAATTGAAGCTGGTGTATATGGTAGACCTACTATCTATAGTTCAGATTATAACGAATATACCCATTCAGAAATACTAAATGTACTCACAGGAAGTAATTGGATATCTGAAGTAGAAGGGGAATAATATGGCAACTTCAGCAGGACCTAACATAGTAAGAGATGGATTAGTATTTGGGTATGATACCGGTGAATATGATTCATTGAATGCTGCAAATGAAAAGTATAGACCTCACAAACAAAGAGGTAAGGGGAATCGTTTTTATAAAGGTAGGCCTATAACTAATTTTATTGCTTATCAAAATGCAGCCCCACAGTCTTCATATACTTCATATTCTGCTACTTCATTAGGTAGTTGGGATACAAACCATCCTGGTGCTATACGTGCATACAACGCACAAGGAACTGATATTACTGGATACCCAAACACAGGAGTTACAGATTGGACAAACACTCATCATGCACATTGGGTATATGATGAAGAGTTAGGAAAACCAGTAGTTGTACTGAACTGTTTCGATAGTGAATGGAAAGCAAAAAGTTTTGACTGTAACACAGCCGCTTGGTCTACCTACGGAATGTCTACCGATAGTAGTTATGTTATTTCCTGGTTACAGTGGACTACCGACCTTACTAAGACTTTATCAGTAGGGATTTACTCAAAAAATACTTCAGGTACACGTAATTTCTATGACGGTAGAACTAACAGTAGCACAACTACCGCTAAAAACACTAAACTTCGTACATGGCAGAGAGTATATGCTGTGTTTACTATTTCGGCAGCACACGATGAAACAACAGACTATCAGAGAATATATATGTATGGACATTCAAACTCTCCCAATGGAGCAGGAATTACAGTCAAAGTAGCTGATGTACAATTGGAATTAAACACAGACCATCCTAGTGCCTATTTAGATAGTATCTCTACAGCATCTTTAACAACTCGTTCATCAACTCAATCACTTGTAGACTTAAAGAAGACAGTAGATATAGATGTATCCAATGTATCATTTGATTCAACAGGACGACCTACATTTGATGGTACAGATGATTATTTTACAACCTCTGGATTGAGTATTGGTACTCCTTCATCTGTATCATTCGAAACTATTATTAAATTTGATGGAACGTTAGATAGTAATGATAGAAAAGTATTTCATTGGGACAAGACTGGTACAACTAATGGTGTAGCCCAAATAAGAAAAGGAACGAACAATGGAAGATTGATGTACCAACATCATAATGGAACTACATGGTACACTTTATCAGTTGATGATGTAGTTACTGCTGATACTTACATTCATATTTTAGTAGTACATGATAGTACCACAGCTACAATGTATAAAAATGGTGTTCAAGTGGGAACGGGGGGTGTTGGTAATTTAGAATATACTAATGCCGGTGAAATATTAATAGGATATAGAGCTGGTTCTGATTATTGGAAAGGTCATATACCTATTTTTAGAGTTTACAATAGTGCATTATCCGCAGACGAAGTACAACAAAATTACAACGCATACAAAAACAGATTCGGATTATAATATGTACACAGGACCAAATATAATAACAGATGGATTAATATTTGCTATAGATGCAGGAAATCCCAAATGTTTTACTTCTGGGGCAACTACAGCAACTTGTTTAATATCAGGATTTAATTGCTCTGGTGCAAATGGTGAACCTGGTACTGGAGCACATACACCTAACACAGCTAATTTTCCTGCTTATAATAGTATTAATGGCGGTGTTTTTGATTTTGCAGGAGCTAGAGGAATAAATATTGATGGAGATTTAGGAAGTACAACTGCTTCAACTATTGCTATGTGGCTCTACAAAAACTCTGCTTCTACTCACTATATAACAGATGGAAGAAATGATGGTGGTACTTGGTTTTTATCTAATTATACATCAGATAATATAAACTGGAGTGAAAGATTAACCTATAATTTTGAAAACCCATACAATGCTTCAGCTTCTGATTTTTTAAATCAATGGGTTCATATGGTTGCAACTTCAGATGGAGATGGTTCTAAGTTATATATAAATGGAATTGAAGTTTCAACTTCAACATCTACTTCAGCAGATGAAGATTTTGGTATAAATTATAGAATAGGTACAAGATATACTACTAGTAGTGAATGGACTGGGTATATGGGCCCAATTTATTTCTATAACAAAAAACTTAATGCAGTAGAAGCAGCCCAAAACTACAACGCACAAAAATCAAGATTTAATTTATAATGTACACAGGACCAAATATAGTAAGAGATGATTTACAGCAAACATATAATTTTTCATCCTCAAGATGTTATAATAACGGTTTAACTTCAGTAGATGACTTAATAACAAAAACAACAGCCACTATTACTAATACAGGCACAGATATTAGTTATACAGATGGGTGTTTAACTTGGGCAGGAAGCAATACTGCAAATATTAACATTCTTGATACAGGCAAAATGGCTTTATTTTCTCTAGAAGCTTGGATATACAACGAAAGCGGTGGGGATAGTAGGCATAGTTTGTTAAGAAATTTTTGGGAAGTAGTAGGTACTCAAATATGTTTTTGGAGTTATGATTTTGCAAATGATTATTGGAGATGTTCCCCAACTGGTACTGTACCTTATGATGAATGGACTCATATTATAACAACTTGGGATGGGTCTGTAATTCGCCATTATGCTAATGGTTCTATTGCATGGACGGATTCTTCAACATCAAGTGGTACAAGTCAAAGTATGTATCAAATAGCAGGATATAGTGGAAGAAAATTTAAAGGTAAGTTAGCAAGTCTTAGTGTATATGAAAAAACCCTATCAGCTGCAGAAGTACAACAAAATTACAACGCATACAAAAACAGATTCGATATATAATTATCATCAATTTTTTATTTAATAAAAATTAATTACATATTTATAACTAAATATCCGAAAGATATTGGCCCGAAAGGGAAGTGGGCTTGTATTTTGCAAGTAACCAACCATAACTAAAAGGAAAAGAAATTATGCCAAATTGGAAAAAAGTTATTGTATCAGGTAGTGATGCATCATTAAAGTCATTAGAATTAATAAACACAACATCAGGATCAACTGTATTGGATATACAGGGAACTCAAGGACAATTATTCTCAATAACTGATGATTTAACTGGAGATATATTCTCAGTATCGGATATATCAGGAGTACCGATACTCAACGTAAATGCAGATGGAACAACTACCTTTGATGGTAATGTTACTTTAACAGGTCCTGAAACATTAGATACTACATCGGATACTTCAATAAAGTTTTTAACTAGAGATTCAAATGGAGTTGTTAAATACCACACATTGGGTTCAAACGCATTTAATAGTACTACAATCCCATCAGCGGCAAATGACGCAACTATTACATTAACTGGTGGTGGTGGTATCACCACTACAATAGGTGATTTTACAACCAATCAAAGTTCAGCAGAAACATTAACAATAGAACATGCCAATACTTCAGGCCAAGCATCCGTAGATAATAGTGGTGACACAGTAATACAAGATGTAACATTAGATACATACGGACACGTTACTGCGTTAACATCAAAAACATTATCTATACCAACTGTTAATAATGCAACACTTACATTAAGCACAAGCGCAGGTCTTGATGGTGGGGTGACATTTACATCCAACCAATCCACAGCTGCTACATTTAATGTTAGCTTAAATTTATCTGAATTAACAGATATGACAGTTGATGTTGTTGGAGCTAGTGATGAATTAATCTTATTAGATAGTGGTGCTGAAAGAAGAAAAGCTATAAATGAAATCAAACTATCTCAATTTAATAACGATAGTGCATTCATAACGGGTGTACAGTGGGACGAAATTACAGGAGACCAAGAGGATGTTGATTTGAATGGATTCGCTAATCTTAGCGGGTTTTGGAATAGTGATGATTTTACCTCAACTAACATATCTAATTGGAATACAGCTTACGGTTGGGGTGACCACTCACTTGCAGGGTATTCCACACAAACCTTATCAGGAAATTCTAATTACGGAACGATAATAACTAGTGCTGAAATTCGATTATTAGATGATAGAAGAAGATACTTATCCACTGCAGATATCTACACTGGTAACAATCACGACTACACATTCTACGATGCAGATGTAGGTATCAGATGGTACACTGCGGCCTCAGAAGAAATGAGATTGGAAAATGATGGTGATTTACACGTCGATGGTGATGTTATCGCTTTCTCTACAACAATCTCAGATAAAAGATTAAAAGATAATGTTTCTACAATTGAAAATCCATTAGATAAAATCAAAGCACTTAGGGGTGTTGAGTATGATTGGAATAGTGGTAGTAGAAAAGGAAAGCGTGATTTAGGATTAATTGCACAAGAAGTAGAAAAAGTTATACCTAATATTGTGCATGAGCATGAATTACCATTATTAAATGATGATGAAGATGATAAAACATTATATAAGACTGTAGATTATGAAAAGCTAACGGCAGTTCTAATTGAAGGTATGAAAGAACAACAATCTCAGATTGATGAATTAAAATTAGAAATCAACAAACTTAAAAGAGATATATAATGGCAGTTCCATCTTCAGGAGAATTATCATTGAGAGGTATTAGAGATGAAATCGGAACTAATAATTACAACGGTAGTACATCTTATACAAATATTAGTTTAAACGATTTATCGATTGGTACTTATGATACAATAAATATATGTAATCCAGCTGCTAATAGACCTGATGGTACTGAACCACATGAAATGAGTGAGTTTTATTCATATGACCACGATATAGGAGTTACAGTATCATCATTTTCATGTACTAATACCACCCCAAGTGGTACTCAAGTATGTGGACAGGACGCAAATTCAACCCTTTACCACGATGGTGCTGGCGGAACTCCTACAACCGGTGATTCTATTTATACAACTAGTTGTGGGACAACGACCGTAGGTGCTGGATATTTTGGATTAAATACTTCATCTGGGGTTCAAACAGACAGTTCAGGTGAAGTGATTAGCACCTATACATGTGCACGTTCAGAGAGAAGATTAAAATATAATATAGAATTTATTGGTGATTCACCAATGGGTATTCCAATGTATCACTTTAACTATAAAGATGAATCATATGGTAAAGGTAGATTTATTGGAACAATGGTAGATGATTTAGAAAGATTAGGATTCGAAGATTCAGTATTTGAACAAAATGGTGAGATTTGGGTTAATTATGATAAGATTGATGTACCATTTATGAAACTAAAAGATTAAATATATGTTAGATAAGTATCTAAGCTCTGATGTTGAGTATTCAGCAGATGGGTATAAATTAACATCGGATGTTTCTAGGTATGAATCTATAATGACTACCGATGAAGATGAGTTGATGCGAGAAACCGCATCTATTCTATGTTCTAATAGTGGTTCTGTTTTAAATGTAGGATTTGGATTAGGAATAATAGATACATATATTAGAAACCACAATCCAAAAGAACATCATATAATAGAAGCTCACCCACAAGTTTGTGAAAAGGCAAACGAAATGGGATTTGATGTACATTGTGGGTTATGGGAAGATGTTGTAGAAGATTTTATAAAAGAAGGTAAAACTTTTGATAGTATTTATTTTGATACATATGTTTTTGATTATGAAAAATATCCCCAATGGGGCCCATTTACAAAAATAGTATCAAAGTTACTTAATCCAAATGGTATATATTCATTTTTTAATGAGTATGCATCAAAAATAGAACGAGTAGAAGAAATAGCTGATACTTTTAATTGGGAACGGCATTCAAAAACAATACCATTTATCAGAAATGTTAAAGGGTATGAGTTAGTGTGGTATATCAATAAGTGATTATTTATTATTCTTATATTTATATAAAAGAATTAGGAGATTATAAATGGCAGTAAACATTCCAATATGGCCGGGTTCATCATCATTTTCAGCTGGTAATACACCATTTGGACATTATGATTCCGATACAGATTTCGTATCATCAATTGATAAGACAGCTGGGTGGTGTGCAAAACGATTAGGCTATCCTATAGTAGATATAGAACTACAGGATATAAACTTTTACGCTTGTTTCGAAGAAGCTACTACGGAATACTCATCTCAAGTTAATCAATTCAACATTAGAGAAAACTTACTTAATTTAAAAGGACATTCTACATCATCCAATGTATCTCAAACACAATTAGATGGAAATTTAGGTGGTTTGGTAACATTAGCTAAGGATTATGGTTCTGAGGTAGGTAGTGGTGGTAGTGTAACATATTATACTGGTTCATTCGAAGCTAAAAAAGGACAACAAATTTATGATTTGAAAGATATTTCTAATTCAAGCGCATCTTTGGAAGTTGGTACTCCTGGTGTTGATAAATTTGAAATCAAAAAGATGATGCATAACGCACCACCTGCTATGGTTAGATACTTTGACCCATTCGTAGGAACTGGTTTAGGTTCACAACAAATGATGGATACATTTGGATGGGGTAATTACTCACCAGGTGTTTCATTTATGATGCAACCACTTTATGATGATTTATTAAGATTACAAGCTATTGAATTTAATGATATGGTTCGTAAATCTCAATATGGATTCGATATTCAGAATAATAGAATTAGATTATTTCCAATACCTGAAACTCCATATACAGTTCATTTTCATTATGTATTAGAATCAGAAAGAAATAACCCAATAGTGGCTACATCGGTAGTATCTGATTTTTCAAATGTACGATATGATAGAATTCAGTATAGTAATATAAACCACGTTGGAAAACGATGGATTGAAAAATATACATTAGCATTAGCAAAAGAAATGTTAGGAGCAGTAAGAGCTAAGTTTAGTTCAGTACCAATTCCTAACTCAGAAATAACATTAGATGGTGCAGATTTAAGAAGTGAGGCATCTACAGAAAAAGAAATCTTAATTTCAGAATTAAGAGAAAACTTAGAAGCTACTTCTAGAAAAGCATTACTTCAGGCACAACAAGAAGAATCAGAAGCAATGGAATCTACATTAAGTAGAGTACCTAGAGCAATTTACATTGGTAGTTATTTATTACCACTAATTGGACTATTTGTATGAAAAAAGTTTGGTTAAAAGAAGAGTGTATATATGATATGCAAAAACATAATTTTGAAAGAGATAAGAAGAAAACTAAAGTTGCGTTAGATATGGGTTATAACTTAAAAAGGATACGAGTATAATGGCATTATTTGGTGGACAAAGGGATATGGCTCTATTTAGTAAAATAAACAAAGAGTTAATAACGGATATCATAGATACCGAAGTGTATTACTATAAGGTCATTGTAGAAGATACAAAACAAAACTTATATGGTGAAGGTAAAAATAAAGTATATTACAATCCTGTAAAAATACCAACATTAGTTGATAGAACAAACGCCGAACAAATATTTGATGATTTTGGTTCATCTTACACTAGAAATGTAAACTTTTACTTTCTTAGAGATATTTTAAAGGAGAAAAATATATTTCCTGAAATTGGTGATGTAATTGAGTGGAATGATGAACAACACATTGTAGATGTAACATTCGAAAATCAATTTGTTGCTGGTAAAAACCCAACTACTTGGGATGGTGGTGATGAGCATGGATATAGTGTATCTATTATATGTGAAACGCATGTTGCTAGAAGAAGTCAACTAAAATTAAAAGATGATTTTAGAGTAGGTGTTAACAAAGATAACAATGATTTACCAATAGGAATATAATATGGCGCAACGATATAGAATTAATAGAGATGATAAGATTGATTTGAAGAGAACCCAAAGTTCTACTTCAGATGACCCTATATTGAATAAAGCAAAACAGATTTCTCGTAAAAATGATAATGTAAAAAACTTTCAAGTCGGAATATACGATATTGATTTAGCATTTAAAGATTTTTTAGAAAAGGACGTTAAACCTATTATAGAAGAAAACGGAAAGTTTATTCCTGTTCCTGTAATGTATGCAACTGCAGAAAATTGGTCATCAGCACAAAGAGATGGGTTTCTAAAAGATAATAATGGTAAAGTACAAACACCACTTATCTCTTTTAAAAGAAATGCAGTGGATGTTAATACTGAAATATCTAAGTTGAAAGTTAGAACTGATGAAGATTCTTCTCAATCGTTTGTTAGGAAGTATTCAAATGAAAATAGATACGATGCATTCACACAACTAACGAATCAAAAACCTGTAACTGAAAGGTATATAGTAGATAGACCTGATTATGTGAACTTAACATATGATGTTATTATATGGTGTGATTTTATGGAAGATTTGAATAAGTTGGTAGAACAGATTATATACTTTCAAGGTGGTACATTCGGAGATAGATACAAGTTTCAAATCAAAGGAGAATCATACTCATTTGATACTACCAATGGAGTAGGTGAAGAGAGAATTGTTAGAAGTAATGTATCGCTTACAGCAAAAGCTTATTTAGTACCAGAGCGTACTGGATTAAAGATAAATACTCAAAAAGCATTTGGAGCATCGAAAGTTTTGTGGAAAATTACTCCTAAAATTTAATCTTTCAAATAAAATTATCATATTTATATACACGTAAGGTATAATAATTAAAATTAAAAACAA